ATTTAAAACGACGTATACGTTGATGCTTGATTTTTGCCATCGGTGCTACACCATCAATAGCTATGTAGATTAATTCCATTGGATTTACTAATTCAATAATTTCATTTAAATATGTAATAACTTGATTTATCATTTTAGTTTCTAAACGATCAATATTTTTTAAGTCCTTGTATTGGTTTAAAATGCTAAAACATTGTGGATGAATTAGACAATTTGTGTCAATAAATAAGTTAGTTACATTATTATTTAGTTTGTTATTATTTATGTTTGTTATCAAATTTGTTTTCTTATAGTTCCTGTGTATCCATGCAAAAAAACCAGGTACGCCCATTTTATTATTTTAAAATATTAATATAGTTTTATAATTAAATTAATTAGAAAATCAATTTTTATGTTTTATTAATATATAATATGCAAAACACAGAAGCAATCGAAGAAAGAATTTCTCAAATTTTCGGAGGTAAACGCCGCAGAGCATCTAAGAAAGGATCAAAGAAGGGATCCAGAAAAGGAGGTAATGTCCCCGCAAATCTTCCAGGAAATGTTCCAGCAAACATGCCCGGAGGAAAGAGACGCCGTTCATCAAAGAAGGGATCCAAGAAGGGATCCAGAAAGGGAGGTGAAGTAGCAGTCGGTGGACGCAGACGTCGCTCATCCAAGAAAGGATCCAAGAAGGGATCTAAAAAGGGAGGTGAAGTAGCAGTCGGTGGACGCAGACGTCGCTCATCCAAGAAAGGATCAAAGAAGGGATCCAAAAAAGGAGGTGAAGTAGCAGTCGGTGGACGCAGACGTCGCTCATCAAAGAAAGGATCAAGAAAGGGAGGTGAAGTAGCAGTCGGTGGACGCAGACGTCGCTCATCAAAGAAAGGATCAAAGAAAGGATCTAAAAAAGGAGGTGAAGTAGCAGTCGGTGGACGCAGACGTCGCTCATCAAAGAAAGGATCAAAGAAAGGATCTAAAAAAGGAGGTGATGTACCCGCCAACATGCCTGGAGGACGCAGACGCCGCTCATCCAAGAAGGGATCCAAGAAGGGATCAAGAAAGGGAGGTGACGTACCTGCCAACATGCCCGGAGGAAAGAGACGCCGCTCATCCAAGAAGGCATCCAAGAAGGGATCTAAAAAGGGAGGTGAAGTACCTGCCAACATGCCTGGAGGAAAGAGACGCCGTTCATCCAAGAAAGCATCCAAAAAGGGATCCAAGAAAGGTGGATTAAATGACAAACTCGTTCAATTCAGAAAGTTAGTTGTATTAGCTACCAAGAAATTAGGAAAGGGAGGACGTGAAGCAATGGTAATGGCAGGAGATGCATTAAAGAAGGCAAAAGCCAAGATGCCAAATGCATCATACGAAGAACAAATCAAAGCTGCTGAAAGCATGATCTAAATTATTTTTTAAAAATAAATTCTTAATTTATTTTTCAAAATTTATGATAAAATGTTAAATCCTTCTTCACCGTCTTTAAGAATTTCTAATACTGCTGGTTTTCTACCACTATTTTTAATTCTATCAAAAACATCAAATGCTTTTGATGCTCCAAGATCAACTCTCCATACACTATCATCACATGTACTATTAATTCCTTTATTAATTTGTGGTGTATGTCCAACAACCATACCTTTTAATCCATCTTTATCTTCACCCCATATTTTTAAAACATCAAATACATCATCACAGCGACTATCAGATTTTTTTAATCCACTCGGTAAGTGACCAAATAAACGAGTCCAAAAAGGTGATACTTGAGGTGTGTTTATAAGTGTATCAATATCTGAATTATTATCATCAATTTTCTTTAATAACCATTTTCTAATTAAATTATTAACTTGTGATACTTTAAATTGTTTTGCTAATGCAGGAACAATTCCACCATGAACAAAAATAAAACTTCCTACAATAACCGCAGATTGTCTTGTACATGCTAATTGTTTATTAAGTTTTTCATTAAATGCAAATCTTCTGCCTTGAATACCATCATCAAAAGATGTTCCGTCATCTTTTCTATATTTATTATTTTGGTTTTTACCTTCAAAGTCATCATTATGTACACCTTTATAAGATGCATAATTTATATTTCCTTGATAGTTCATTAATTCATGATTACCTAATAAACTAATTACCATACCTTTCTTTTTTCTTGCAAGTTTATTTAATTCTGTAAATAGATCTAAAATTTTAATGTCACTGTGTTCATCATCAATTGTTGCTTTTTCATCTCTAATACACATATCACCTCTTCCTCCTGTTGGTCTGCATCTATCTACTTGATCACCAACTTGAACAACAATTGTATCATCACCAATCCATTTATAATATTCTTTTGTTCCATCTTCGTACATAATTCTTAATACATTTTTTTCATCTTCTGTTTTTTCGATTACTTTAGATATCAATAAATAATTAATGGTTAAATTCAAATCACCGTGAACATCACCGATTGCAATAATACGATCTCTTTTACCTAATGTATCCGGGATTGATGTAAATCCTTTACAATCATCCTTAAACTCGGAGGAATATACATCACCTGTATTTTTTCCTTTTTTACTCATATATATTAAATTATATAATTTAATTTATAAAATTCAGAAAAGACTAAAATTGCTATAATCTATAAATTTTTCTGTTCTTTGGTTTATTTTAGGGAAGATAATTTGGGGTTTTGCGTCTAAAGATGATGATGCTTGACTTGATTGGGGAGAAGCAGAAGTAGTAACAGTTGGTTTAACAAATTTAGTACTTTCAGTTAATTGATCACTTAATACTTTATTCTTTGATTTTTCTAATTCATATGCTTTAATTAATTCCATTACACTATTCTTTGTTACATCACCTAATGAATTTACAACTGTTGTTGCTTTTTTAGTTAATGCTTTAATTTTTGGTGTTAATTTCTTAACTTTATTTTTCTTCATTTTTAATAGTTTGGATAATTTACGTAATAATTTCTTTAATTTATTAATCTTGCGTCTATTTGGTTTTCCTCCAGTTATGTTATTGCGTAATATAGATATTAAAAGTACATTATTTCTATGTTTGTTTAATGTATTCATTGTGATAACCATTGCAGTTAACATTAAGATAGCTAAAGGTACATTTTTAGTTGAGATATAATAGATAAATCCAATAGTTAATAATCTAGATAATGGGTGATCAAATAAATATAGGATATTTCTAGCGAGTCTTGAAGCAGTTAAGCTTCCAAATAATAAGATTAAAATAACAAGTGTTATGAATATATATTTATTATTTATTGCTTCATTTACACTTTCGTCCAAAGTATTAAATATTTGATTTGAAAAATTATTTATTGGTTCCATAATATAATAATTATATAAAATTATTCAATTAAATTTAAATATTAAAAATTGATAATATCTTATATTATATTTAAAACTAAAATATTATATAAAATATGTCAGCTCACATTACAAATGATGGAACATATATTCTTAAGAAAGACTTTAAAGAATCTGAAATTGAAGACATTAAAAAAGAATTACATATTCTTCCAAAAATAACTGTTGATTATGGTGAGCCAAAAGATGAATCATTTGATATATTCTTAGATACATCAACTAAATTATATATTCCCCGATTTTATGCATTGAACAAGTTCAAGAAAAATAAGAATACATTAAAAGCATCAAATCCTCTAACATTCAATTTTGTTGGTGAATTGCGTGATTATCAAAAAGATATTATTAAAATAGTCTTTCCTATTTTGAAAGAGAAAGGTGGAGGATTACTTAGTATACCTACAGGTCGTGGAAAAACCGTTTTAGGTTTACATTTGGCAACATTATTAAAGTGTAGAACATTAATTGTTGTTCACAAAGAATTTTTAATGAATCAGTGGGTAGAAAGAATAAAACAATATACTAATGCAACAATTGGAAAAATTCAACAAAAGAAAATTGATATTGATAAAGATATTGTTGTTGGTATGCTTCAATCAATTAGTATGATAGACTATGATGTTGAAATGTTTAAGAAATTTGATCTTGTAATATTTGACGAGTGTCATCATTTAGGCAGTCAAGTATTTTCTCAAGCTTTATTGAAATTAAATAGTCCTTTTTTACTTGGATTATCTGCGACACCTAATAGAAGTGATAAGACTGAGAAAGTATTCTATTATTTCCTAGGAGAAATGATATATCAGGAGGTTGTCCCTTTGCAACATAAAGTAAAAATAGAAATTCATAACTATACAATAAAACATCGTAAATTTAGGGATGTTATTGGAAAAAATGGAAAAGCAATAACTCCGATTATTATAAATAATTTGACTGAAATTGAATTAAGAGATGATTATATTTTTAGATTGATTCGTGATCTTAAAATGAAAGATACTTCAAGAAAAATTCTTATTTTAAGTGGAAGAATTGTTCAATTACAAAGATTAGAGGAGAAGTTACGAGAAATATTTGTTGATGATACAGGATTTTATATTGGAGGAATGAAAGAAGAAGAATTAAAAAAGTCTGAATCTAAAGATCTATTATTTGCGTCATATGAAATGGTAACTGAAGGATTAGATATTCAAGCATTAGATACAATGGTACTTTTAACCCCAAGAGCAAAGATGGTTCAAACCATTGGTAGAATTCTTCGTAAGAAACCCGAAGATTATGAAAATCAACCATTAGTAATTGATGTTGTTGATCAAATTCCAACATGTATTTTTCTTGGAATGGCAAGAAAGAAAGTTTATACATCACGAGAATATGAAATATTATATCATGAAGTAAAAGAGAATGAAATTGTAAAATCATGGGAACATGATTATGCAAAAGTTATACCAAAATTTGTAAAGAATGATTCTGGATTTATTGATTCTGATGAGGAAACTAAGAAAGAAACCAAGAAGGAAGAAATAAAAAAAGAAGTTGAAATAGACGAAGCATTTAAACTATTAGAGGAACCAAAAGAAATTCCTAAAAAGGTACGAAAACCACGTGCTAAAAAGACAACCGATATATAAATTAAAAATAACTAAACAGACCATACATTTGTACGTCAGTTTCACTTTTGTCATTTAATGTAACAAAAGTTTTACTCAATCGAGTCATTAATTTGATTCGAACATCTTCTTTTATGTCAACTATCTTGACATGACTAATTAAATTAAAAATAATATCAATATTTGAATATCCATTCTTTTTAATATTTTGATAATATTTTACACAATCATAATAATTACCTTCTATCATTGCAATAAGGATTTTATCTAATAAATCTTTTTCAATTCTATTCGTCATTAAAGATCTAAAATTTTTCTTATCTTTATCTTTTAATCCTTTATTAATAACTTCTAAATTTATTAATGCTGATCTCATATCTCCTTCTGAATTTGTGATAATTTCTTTTATGATGTCATCACTTAACGTTATTTTTTCAATTGAACAAATTTCTTTTAGACGAAACATCATGTTTTTCTCAGAAACTTTGTTAAATTTTACAATAATTGATTTACTTTGAATTGATTCTATAATCTGAGTTGAATCATTACATGTAAATGTAAAAATAGTTGTTTCATTGAATTGATCAATTAAATCACTAATAACATATTGTGCTTTTGGTGTAATATTATCCGCTTCATCAAAAATAATAAATTTCTTTATAGGCTTACCATTTTTATCTGTTACGATTTTCTTACAAAAATGAATAATCATTTTATCTACAATATCAAGCCCACGATTATCAGATGCATTTAATTCTAAAACTGCTTCATTATAATACCTTCCAGTAACTTGTCTGACGAATGCAAGCAAAGTACTTGTTTTTCCAACTCCTGGATTTCCCATCAAAATTAGATTTGGATATAATTTTGTAGTTATAATGCGGTTGAATTTTTCTCGGAGGATATCATCAAATAAAATATCAGATATTTTAGAAGGTCGATATTTTTCAATCCATGGTAAATCATCTTTATTCATTATATCTATATTAATAAATATTCATTTAAATAAATAAGTTTGAAAATCAATTTTTTAAATAAATTTAATAAATTTATTTAAAAAATTAGTGTGAGCAAAGCATTCTATAATCTATCAGTATATTTTTTTAAAACAGGTAATTCTTCTATGATATCATCAATATTTTCCTCAAGATATTTTTCATATTCATCTTTATCCATTTTACTTTTTACTTTTGTAATATATCCAATATACTTCTCAATATCATTTAAACTGATAGAAACAATTTTATCAAATAAATATTTTAATAAATCAATATAGACCAATTTACCATTTAATTTTTTCTTTAGTTGTTCTAAATTACCATCAATTAAAAATTTCTTGTATTCTGTTATAGTATCAATCACAACTGGTTTTTTAATAACTATATTTTTCTCCAAATCTTCAATCATAAATTTATATCTTGCTGATAATTTATCTTTTTGTAATTGTTCTTTTAAAAAATCATTAACATCTTCATATCCATGGATAACATTAATCATACATAAAAACTCTATTATATCCATATTCGTTTCTGAATATTTTTCCTTAAGTGTATCAACAATATAATCCATCGTTTCATTTGATAATATATGATTTAGATGTAAATTTAATATAGTATTAATTAATGTAACTAATTTCTTTTTTAATGTGAAATATTCTTCTTCATTTGTAAAATATGTTACATGTAAATTATCAATTATGTTTATATTTTCATTGAATTCCTTCTCTAATTTTTCTATAAAAAATACTCTGAAATTTATAAATTCTTTCGTATCATGTTTAAAATACCATAATCCAGAATCAATAATTTGTTTAACCATTAAACAGTATAATTTATTATTTTCATTATCATTTAGAATTTTATAAATAAAATCAGATGCTAATTTATCTAATTGTTGATCATTGGTTATATTGCTATTTAATATTTTTTCTAATATATTAGAAAATGTTTCTTCAGTTATTTTATTTAATAAACTTAATAATTTAGTATTGATATTACTATTTATTTTTTTCCATTTATTACTATTTAGATGATTATAATTAATCTTTTTACGATTTTCAATGTATTGTGTTGATTGTAAAAATGAATTATTTATTGAATCAAATATATTAGATAATTCCTCTGTTAAAATATTAACATTTACATTTTTATAATTCAATATTTCTTCAACGGAATATATATTTATCTTACTCATAATTTATTTATAATAATATTTTTTTATATTCTTTTTATATATGCTCGCAACTTTATATTCATTCTTATTTAAAACTGAAGATTATGACAGCAGATCAGGAACATTAATTGGATTAGTGATATTATTAATAGGAATATTAATTACATTTACATTATATTCAATTGCTTTAGTTGATGAAACAACAGATAAAAATCCAGCCAAAAAGCAAGATCAATTAAGAACTATTATTGTAGCCGGTTTTTCATTAAGTGTAGCAATAAGTGTATTTGTTGGTTTTTCAATAAACAGATACAATTTTTGTAAAGCAAATCCCGATATTTGTGTATTAGATTATTCTTTCTCACCATTTGCATAGGTATTCTACCAAATTTCAATAATTTCATATTTTTTTTCTTTATCTTTAAGTTCTTCTATAAAACTTAACGGTATATTAACTCTTTGTTGAACTGGAGAATGGGGATCTTTTAGTATTCTTATATCATATTCTTGTTTGGTAATTTTATTTCTCCATATCATTGCCCATCCTTTTATAAAATGATTTATTATATTTTCTGAAAGGCTCGTAATATTTAATTCTTTCAAAAATAAAATTAACCCACTAAGTGATATTCTTAATCCACCAATATCAGCAATATTTTCACCCATTGTTAATGTTGGATTTATTTTAAATCTTTCATAATTTTTACCAATTTTTTCAGCCATTTCCATGTATTTTTTTTCAGAAACCTTATCCCACCAATTATTTAAATCACCATTTTTATCAAATAATCTTCCTTGATCATCAAAACCATGAATTATTTCATGTCCAATTACACTACCAATTGCTCCAAAATTATATGCGATTATATTAATATCTGAATTCCATTCTACACTATAAAAATAAGGAGGTCTCAACATTCCATATGGAAATATACAAATATTTTTTGTTGGATCATAATACGCATTAATTTCATAAATATTACCATGTAAAAGTTGTTCATATTTATTAAGTAATTTTAAATTTGTATTATATAAATAATTACCTATGATTTGAATATTATTAAGATAATTTGTTGTTAATTCGATCATAGTATTAAAATTAACTAATTTACCTTCGGCAATATAAAATTTTATATTATCTAATTTTTCAATTGCTTTTAATCTTGTTTCATGATTCATCCATTTATTATTTTCTAATCTATTTCTAAATGCCTTTACAATATATTCTATCATTTTTTTTATTCTTGGTTTTGTATTTGGTTCAATTAATGAGAAATATTCTTTACTTATAATATGTCCTAATAAGCTGTTAAATATATAAATTTTCTTTTTATCGAAATTCATTTGTTTTTTAACACCTTTTGTTAACTTAATTAATTCAAATTTATAATCATATATCTTTCCAAATGAATAGGATGATATATTAAATATGATACACCATATAATGTAATACTTAAAGTCTTTATCATTCAGAGCCTCATCAACTACTTTATAATATGATAAATCTTTATCATCTATTAACATATCTTCTCTTTTATATGTAGCTATATCATTAACAAGTTTATTTAATATATTTACAATATTATAATTTTTAAATTTAATATCATTTATTTTAATGACAATTATAGATTCACCTGGATTTCTCATATCTGTGCTTGATAATCTATGTTTTTCTAATTTTGATTCAAAATCAAAAACTTTATCAACTTGACTATCCGTAATAGGTATATACATTAATATCATATTTTTAATAATTTCTTTATATTTAATAATAAATTCCTTATTTTGATATAATGATGTATTAGATATACATGCACTTGATTGAGATATACTCATATACATTATATGATTAAATAATGCTGCTGACATACTCAATAATCCAGCTATTTGATTTCTACATAAAAAAACTATCATATCGTCATTTGAATATTTAAAAATATTATTTACAATATTTTTTAAAAATAAATTAAATTCATCATCATTATAATTATCAATTGAATCATTAAATATTTTTAATGTTCTGTTTTCTTTATCATTTAAATATTTATGAGTTGGTGCCGTAATTATATTAAGTATATCTTTATGATCTTTCTTTAATAAAAATTCACGAATACCATATCTTGGTTCATCATCTTTTAATTGTATAGTATTCATGAATTCTCCGTTTATATCATTATAATAATCTTTCATATTATTATAATATATAAAATAAACTTAACAATTTAAATTAATTGTCTTAACTGATCCCATTTTATCTTTATAAATTACACGATAGTGAAGATGTTTTGGAATAATTTTGTTAAATTGTACATAGTATTTTTGTGGGCATTTTACATATAATTTTGCATTACCATCTTTACCTACAAGACTTATTCCACTATTTTCATATTCACCATATGCTTTTAAATAATGTTTAATAGTTTTATCATCTTTATTAGCCTTATTGGCAGCCCAGTATATCACTTTATCCCCACCTTTTGCATTTATAATTACTTCAAATTCAATATCCTTTTTTTTAGATTCTGAAATATATTTATTAATAGGAACAAAAGATGCATCTAAAAATGGAAGATATGTTTTACGTTGAAGCATGACATATACCGCTGACAGTGCAATTATTGTATAAATAAATTTTTCTATAAATTCGTGATATTCTAGTGGGAATAAATTAGAAAATAATTCTACTATATTAAATTTTTTATCAAGAGCAATTAATCCCCAATTTAGTGCTCCAAGTATAACTAGAATCTTTAATATAATATATATCATTGCTTTTAATTCAAAATTATCCATTTTTATAATATTCTCCATATTTTATATGGATAAAAAAAATTACCTACGATTTAATTCTTTACTTATAATACCACTAATTGTATCTGTTAAATCATCTGCTGTCATCTGAATACCATTTGTATCATCTGTATTATTACTTCTTATAGAATTTCCTTTTTTATTTAATTGTTTCGCAAATTTCTGTAATTCCATAATGCTATCATCACTTGAATCATCATTATATTTATATTGATTATTATTATCTTTATTATTCTTTTCATTTCTTCCATTTTTTTCATTCTTTACATTCTTTCCATTCTTTCCGTTCTTTCCATTCTTTCCATTCTTTCCATTCTTTTCATTTTGTTTGACAGCAATTTTATGTAAATGTTGTAGAAACTTCTTCTTATTTTTTAATTTAATATCCTCAGAAGAGTTATCAAATGATATATCACTTTTTGTTTCGTCTGTTTCATTTGTATTATCTGATTCTTTTGTATCATCTGTTTGCTTTGTTTCATCTGTGTTAAATGAAATATCAGAAGATTCAGAAGTAGATGATGATTTTTTTTTAGAAGATTTTGTATTTTTCATTAATTTTTTAATTTTTGATAATTGACTATCAAAGTCTGAAAAATTAAATAAATCACTCTTCATTAAAAATATAAATATCACAATTAGTATTATTCCGAATATAATGTAGTTACGCATATTTATAATTTATAATATATTTATAAAAATTATACGCATTCTAATAAATATATAAATAATAATTTATATATTTATTTATGGAAAAAATTGATCATTATGATATATTAATCATTAGTTCTTTTTTTGGAACTGGATGTGATATATTTTATCACGCACCGACTTCAAAAAATTGTGTATTTTTTTCTAATAATTTAAATATAAAGGATGAAATAATTAGTAAAGGATGGAAATTTGAATTTATAAATGTTGAATTAAGTACTGATCAGATTACTGGAGCATTACAGTCCAAATATATTAAATTTCTACAATTTTTAAAAGATCTTGATAAATATAAAAAATTTAGACATATATTATATTTTGATCATAAATTTCAAGTATATGACGAACATATTGATAAAATTATTAATATATTATATGAAAATAATAATAATCCAAAAATAATAATAAGAGAACATGAAAATATATCACGAAAAACTATATGGGATGAAGTCAATGAATCAAGTATCCAAGACAGATATAAAAGAAATATGGATAAAACAATTAATTTAATTAATAATCAAATTAAAAATAGTCTTCTTGTAGAAGATATAAAATTATGTAATACCGGATTAATTTTTTATAATAATTATGATGAAATAATACCAATGTTAAATGATATTTATGATACCGGAATAAAACAACAACAGCCACAATGTCAAATACTTTGGGCAATTCATTCTTATAAATATCTGCATTTAATTAAAACTGTAAAATTTATAGATATAAATCCAGTATGGGACAATATGTTATATTATAATCCTCGTCTATTAATAAAATAAACATAAATTAGATCTCTTCAATATTCACTTCTGCTTCTTCATCATTCTTGCCGTCTGTTCTATCAAAAATAAATCCTCCGTCTTCTTCGTTATGTACTTCTGATTTTGCAGTCATTAAGTTACTTAATTTTTCATATACTTCACGACTAATAATTTGTTCTTTAAGATATGCATTTAAATGATCAATTTCTAAAAATTCTTCTACATATCCGATGCAATTGTTTGTTAATGTTATTCCTGTTACAAGTGAAACAAGAGCAATCTTTGATTGTGTTTTTTTAAAAGCTTGTAGAGCTTTCTTACCTCTTTGATGCATAACTTTTAATTCTTTACCTCCCAATGATTTAAGATCTGGATTTATCCCACTCTCCCATAACAGTTGAGCAGTAAATGCATTCCCGTGATTTTTGTCGATTATCACAATGATAGAGTATAACAGATCAATTTCAGTATTGATTTTCTTACCTGCTAATTCTTCATTTTTCCTTGCTAATTTTTTATGAGATGAACCTCCCTTTGTATTCTTAACCATTTTTATATTATTATAATAAATTATAATAATAATTTGGGATTTCAATTTTTTATATTTTATCCCTTCAATTTCAATACCCACACTTTATTATCGAGTGGACATACTCTTCTCATCTTAAGCCATTCAGTTAGGCAGTGATTATGATATGCATGTCCACACTCACCAATTACAATATCACAATGTGTTGTACCTGATGAAGAACAATTTATACAATAGTTATTATTATCTTCCTTACAGATACCACATGTATCATTAAAGCAGTTTGTTTTAGACGTAGTTACAATGTTTATGGTCAGAAGCTTGAACATTTTAAAATTGAATTATAAACATATAGAACATAATAGTAATATAAATATATTTCAATATTTTTATATATGAATCGCCAAGTACCTCTTATTGAAAAGTATAGACCGAGTAGGCTTGAAGACCTAAAAAATCAAGATGATATTAAGAATATCTTAAAAGATATGGTTAAAAATCGTAATATACCACATATGATATTTTATGGTGGTGCAGGTACAGGTAAAACATCAACTGCAATCGCAGTTTGTAAACAATTATATAAAAGCACATATAATGATAATGTATTAGAATTAAATGCTTCAGATGAAAGAGGTATTCGTGTAGTTAGAGAAAAGATAAAAACATTTGCTCAAAAATCAGCAGATGATGATTTTAAAATTATTATATTGGATGAAGCAGATGCGATGACAACAGATTCTCAATTTGCATTAAGACGTATTATAGAAAAATATTCTATAAATACGCGTTTTGTGTTGATTTGTAATTATATAAATAAAATAATTTCTCCACTATTATCGAGATGTTCTGTTTTTAGGTTTAAAACAATGGAATATTCTAATATAACAAATATATTAAATGATATAATGGAGAAAGAAAATATTATAATTGATAAAAAACTATCAAGTCGCTTGATAAAAGATGATTTAAGAAAATCAATAAATAATTTACAAAAATTAATATTTTTAAATAGAAAAAATATTAAAGACAATAAAATAGATATTAAATATTTTGATGATGATATAAGTATAGATATTAATAAAATTATATATGATGAAAATTTAAATACCATTGAATATACCAATCATTTAATAAATGAAGGATATTCATTTGAAGAACTTTATATACTATTAAAAAAAGAAATATTGTATAATACAGATATATCTGATGAAGATAAATCAAAAATATTTATGGAATTATGTAAAAGTTATGATAAAATTATTAATGGTTCATCTGAACTAATAAATATCAATCATATTATTAACATTATAAATAAAATTTAGCTTTCTTTATTAAATGTTGGCTTAAAACTTTTTTCACTATACATTCTACTAATATGTAGATCATCATTCAAAAGTTCACCTAGTTTCTTTTTCTCTATTGTTCCATTTTGGTCAGTATAGAAAATATTATTTATTTTATATCCTTTCTTTTGTGGAAGAGTACACATAATTGCTAAACAATGAGCACATGGCTTTGACATACCAACTGATCTTGTTAATGTAGTCCTCAAAACATAGATATTAATTCCCATTAACTGCTTTGTATTACGATTCTTTAATCTGTTAATTGCCTCATGTTCGGCATGACACGATTTATATTCATTCCTAGCAATATTTTGACCTACAGATAAGATATTAAATTTTGTTCCTTTATCTGGAAAAATAGTTGCAATATGAAGATGCATATTACGTTTAGAAATTGTTGGACAACCAAACGGATCTCTTGAAATTCTTGTATCAATCATTGATTCCGAACTACTTAAGAGAAAACTTGATAGTTTTTGTTTCATTGGAATAATTATAGATAATTTCTGCTGTCGAAATCCATGGTCTGTAATGTTATTCATTTTATGATTAATTTAACATTATCTTTCTATAATTCGATAAAAATTCAATTTTTTAAGTAGATTAAGAGAGTTAGCAATCATAACTTATATAAATTAATATCTACTCTATGATACCAACAATAGTAGTTATTATTGATATTATGATATCCCATCTTAACACATCTATCTATCGAACATTTATTTGGTTCATTCGATTGAACCAATTTAATATTATTTAGATGATGATGTATTATTTCCTTTTGGTGAACTATAAAAAGCAACAACATTTGCTTTGTGTTGTAGATCATTTGGTATTTCTGTATAGTCTTCATTCGTATCATATATATTTTTTTTATCAACTGTATTATAATAATTTTTTTTTTCATTTTTTATATATTTTATTTGTCTCATATGAT